TGGGAAAATAAAACAGGAACTTAAAGATCATTCGCCTTACAAAGTTATTGATGTTGATACTTGTGAGGCGGATGATATCATTGCTGTTTTGACTATGAAAAATAGTTCAACTCAAAATGTTATGATACTTTCTTCAGATAAGGATTTTTCTCAATTACAAAAATTTCCCAATGTCGACCAATATTCTCCAATATTGAAAAAACATATTAAAGAACATTTTCCTTCCGTACAACTAAAACAATTGATTATTCGTGGTGACAAAGGTGACGGTATTCCCAACATTCTATCCAAAGATGATGTTTTTGTTACTGGTGGTAGACAGAAACCAATTACTGAAGCTAAGATAATCAATTGGTTGAATCAAGAGCCAAAAGAATTTTGTAATGAAGAAATGCTTCGTAATTACAGTAGAAATGAAATGCTTATCGACTTGACCAAAATACCAGAAAATTTAATCAACCAGATTTTGGAAAAGTATGATACTGTGAAAGGTAAATCTAAGAACGAATTCATGAATTACATGATTAAGAATAAACTCAAGAATTTACTTGAGGTTATAGACGAATTTTAAAGGATAAAAAATGTATTTGTATTCTGAAATTATAGAGATGTTTGAGAAAGCACCAACAAAAAAAGAGAAGATTGAAGTTTTAAAAAAGTTTGAACATCCTAACTTTAAAGAATTCTTCAATTACGCTTTCAATCCGGATATTCAATTCGATGTTGAGATACCACAATATAAACCATCTTTCGACCCCGCAGGTTTAAACAATGCATATCTAGATTCGGAATTGGCCAGAACTTATAGATTTATTGTTGGTCATCCGAAGCGAGCAGGTGGACTTAAACCCAAAAAGCAAACTGAATTGCTTTTGATTCTTTTGGAAACTCTTCATAAAGATGAAGCCGATCTGTATGTAAGAATGTTGAGGAAAGATTTGAAAGTGAAATTCCTCACCAAAAAATTTATCAAAGAAGTTTATCCAGACTTACCTTTTGAGGCTTAAATGAGAATTGTGATTGTATCAGGTGGGTTTGATCCTATTCATTCTGGTCACATTGAATTATTGAAAAAAGCTTCTTCCCTTGGAGACAAGTTAATCGTTGGTGTTAATTCAGATGAATGGCTTCGCAGAAAAAAAGGCAAAGAGTTTATGCCTATTTCTGAACGAAAAAATATTTTGAAATCGATTAAATGGGTAGATGAAGTTTGGGAATTTGACGATTCGGATGATACCGCTTGCAATTTGATAGAGAATGTTATAGAATACACCTTACGTCATTCCAATATTTTTGACCCACCAAAATTTATCTTTGCAAATGGTGGTGATAGAACGAAAGAAAATATACCTGAAATGAAATTGAAAGGTGTTGACTTTGTTTTTGGTGTGGGTGGTGAAAATAAAATGAATTCTAGTTCTTGGATTTTAGAAGAATGGAAGTATCCAAAGACAGAAAGAAATTGGGGTTATTATAAAGTATTACATCAGAATTTAAATGAAGTTAAAGTAAAAGAATTGACGGTTGATCCTGGACAGTGTTTGAGTATGCAAAAACATGAATTGCGTTCTGAACACTGGTTCATTGTCGAAGGTGTTGCTGAAGTTTACACATTAAATAAAAAGTCGGATCAAGAATTGATGGGAGTATTTCATAAACACCAAAGTCTACATATTAAAAGATCCGAGTGGCACCAGTTATGCAACCCTAGTGACAAACCACTAAAAATTGTTGAAATACAATACGGTGAAAAATGTGAAGAAGAAGATATTGAAAGGACTAGAGTAAATGAAAGTGGCAGTGGTTACTCCAACAATTGGAGCTAAAACTTTATCAGAATGTATTCAGTCTGTCGATGCACAGACATATGAAAATTTGACGCATTATCTTTTTCTAGATGGAAGAGAACATGAAAGTAAGATATGGCATCAACTTGAAGGCGCAACAAAAGTCAAAACAGTCCGTCTTGAAGAGAATGTTGGCCAAGGTTGGTATGGTCATCGTGTATATGCTGCATGTAGTTTTCTTGTTAATGCTGATGTTATATGTTACCTTGATGAAGATAATTGGATCGAACCTAATCATGTTGAGAAACTTGTTCAGGTACTTAATGAAGGAAATGACTGGGCTTATTCGTTAAGGAAAATTTATGATAAAGAAGGAAACTACCTTTGTGAAGATAATTGCGAATCTCTTGGAAAATGGCCTGTATACTTTAATGATTCGGTACACCATATTGATACCTCATCTTTTGCTGTTAGGCGTGACGTTGCTGTTGCTATTGGCCATGCCTGGTATGGCCAGTGGGGAGCAGATAGGCAATTCTTTTCGAATGTAAAAAAAGTATTTCCTAAGTATGATTGTTCTAATGAATATTCGCTTTGTTATAGATTAGATGGCAATGAAAACTCTGTCACACAAGATTTTTTTGAAAAAGGTAATGAAGTGACGGAACAAAAATATGGTAAAAATTATCCTTGGTTGAAGAGAGAAAAAACATTACATGAAATTGGACCAGGCATTAAAATCATTGCGTGATAAAGTAACAAAAAGAAAGAAAAGAGCTTTGGTTACGGGTGGTTCAGGTTATCTTGGATCACACGTTTGTAAACTCTTGAAAAAAGAAGGATGGAAAGTACATCTTTTAGACAATAGGAAACCTAATCACAATTATTACGATTTTCTCCATATTCAAGATATTTGCGACTTTGATGAATTGAAAAAATTATTCTGGCGTTATTCTGACTTTGATGTAGTATTTCATTTTGCTGGAAAAATAGAAGTTGGTGAATCTGTAGAAAAACCTAATCTCTACTTTAGAACTAACACTGCTGGTACTTGCACTTTATTGTTTATTATGAAAATGTATGGTTGTGAGAATATCATATATTCATCAACAGCTGGACTTTATAAGTCGAGTGAATCACAATTGAGTGAAGATGGTGAACTCAGTCCAGATAACAACCCATACGCTGGTAGTAAGTATGCTGCTGAACTTGCTATTCGTCAGTCTGGATTGAACTATATTATTTTTCGTTATTTTAACTTGGCTGGAGCTGATGAAAAAGGTGATATCGGTGAAAATCATCAACCAGAAACTCATCTAATTCCCAGAATTCTCCAAAATCTAAATAATGTTGAAATATATGGAAATGATTATGATACGAAAGACGGTACGTGTATCCGAGATTACGTCCACGTATCTGATGTTTCTGAAGTACATGTAAAGGCAGCCAATCATTTAATAGAAGGAAAAGAATCACACATTCTAAATTTAGGAACAGGAATTGGTTATTCTGTTTCCGAAATCGTCGATTCTATTGAAAGTATTACTAATGAAAAAGTTACAAGAAATTATCTACCTCGCCGAAAAGGCGACCCACCTAAACTAGTTTCGAATATCGAGCTATCTAAACAAATATTTGATTTCAATCCTAAACATAACCTAGAATCTATTATTAAAACCGCGTATAATTGGGAAAAAAATGGACGCAAAGAATATTGAAACTTTGGCTTTGCCGTATGAAGATGAAATATCAATTCATCTTCTAAGAAGTCATATTCATTTTCTAAATGGAGAAATAAATGAAAATAGTGTTCTGGATGTTATTAAGTGGATCACATATGAAAATTTGGATCCTGAATACTCCGAACTAACACTATACATCAATTCAACTGGAGGAAATCTCGCAGAGTCTTTTGCTTTGATAGAGATTATGAAAAAATCCAGAAAACCAATTATTACTGTAGGAATAGGATCTATTTGTTCAGCTGCGTTTTTAATTTTTGCAGCTGGATTTAAAGGTCATAGGTATATTTCAAAAACAGCTAGTATTATGTGTCATCAATTTTCCGACGGTTATTGTGGAAAGTACCATGATATTGTGGCTGTTGCAAAAGAAAATAACTTGGCTAATCAGAGAATGTTGGATCATCTGAAAGAGTGTACAGGTTTAGATAGTCGTTCAGTGAAATCAAAATTTTTGTCAGCGACCGATTCTTGGTTTACGGCAGAAGAGATCATTGACTTAGGTGTAGCAGATAAAATCTTTTAACAGGAGGAAAGTACCAAAATGATTCACGGTGGACAAAAATTTCAAAAAATTCAAAAAACTAAATTTAGAAAAAATCGTGATAAAGAGGATGTCAAACTTGAAAAGAAAAGGCATCATGATAAATCGTTCTATCGTTTAGTAAAACAGGAGAAAGAAGATTATGTCGTATAGAGAACTTTTGCAAAACCAAATAAAAGATTTGGAAGAAAGAATCGCTAAATTTGAAGGCGATAAATCTATTTTGATTGACCAACTTCAAAAATTACGCAAAAACGAATTCGAAGAGGAAATGAGGGAAGAATCCAGTCAACAGTTATTAAAAGGTTAATGTTAATAAAATAACAACTGGCTTGCCAAAAATCTGAATTTGTGAGATAATTCAGATATGTTTAAAATTCTACAAGAAACCACAGATTGGTCTGATTGTGATTATCAAGTTTGTAACCATACATATTTGATAAGTCCAAAAGGAAAAGTTATCGCTTATGCAACTGAGCATACAGGCGATATTGTCAAATTGAAAAATGGTTGGGATTTGAATAAACGTTATCGAAAGTTTATCGAAGTTGTCAATCCTGCACTATCCTCACTAATACCAAAAGATTATCAAAAAGAAAAGTTGCAAAAACCGCAACTTGTCAAATCTGCAAATATACGTAATTTCAAAGTGTTATCAAAAGGTAAACATTATTACGTTTCTTATAACATTTCAGGAAGTTTCTATAATTGCAACTGTACAGGGTTCGGGTACCGTAGAACTTGTTCACATGTTAAGGCTGTTGCAGAAAAACAACAGGCTTGACAATTCTACCTAAACCTGTATAATGTCCTTTGTTGAGTGATTATTAAGGAAATAGAAATGTCTAAGCTTACCGAATATACCCTTGAAATTTATAAA